AACTACACCACCAGCGGCAGAAATTGTTGATTTTAATTCAAGTGCAGCTATCTTTGCTTTATCAATAGCATATGCTGCAGCTATTGCTGCTAAAGTTGTCATTATTCCCACCATTGCACCTAAAAATAATTTTGAGCCTGTTATGGTCTCAAATATCGCGCCAAATATCTCCATTACTGGTACTAAAGAAGCCGCCAAGTCACCTATTGCTGTTTGGAATTTTTCTTGGGCTAAATTTCGTCTTTCTTCGGCATCAAGTTGTTCTAATTTGTCTGCTAATTCACCTTTACCCATTGCTCTTAATTCTTTAGCATTTTTACCTTGGGTTTCTTGTTTAAACAACATATCAGCCATAGCATCTGTGCTCATTCCCATAGATTTAGCTAATGCATCTTGTTGGAGAACATTCATTTTTGAGAATTCAGCATGTGTTCCTACATTTTTAGCTAATTCTGCAGCTACTGTTGCCTGATCTCCTGCTAGAGCTGCCGCCCTCATTCTTTCTAAATTTAACTGCTTACCAGTTAAAAGTTCCGCTTCTAATTCTGCTTCTATTGATTGTTCAAAATTTAACTGAGCTTTACCTGCGTTTACTATATCCTCTAATTCTGCTCCTAATAACTTAGCAGCAGTTACTGCTTTTGCTATTAATTCAGGAGTTGATCCTAAATTTGCTCTTACTTGGCCTGTGACTTTACCTGTTGCTTCTAATACCCCCTTCATATCAAGTTGGATACCTACTCCTCTTTGCATCTCATAAGATGCTCCTAATACACTTTCTTCTACTTCTCTAAAATTCTTTCCTGAGTTTTGAGCTTGGAAGGCTAAATTACCAGCAGATTCAGCTGAAATTCCTACAATTTCAGTAAGTTTAGAAAAAGTTGTCAACATATCTCCACTAAACATAACACCAGTTCCTAATTGTTGATTTAGAGCAGCATTTGCTTTACCTATCCTTACTGAGTTAACTCTTATATCACCTGTATCTCTAGCAATAACTGCAAAGTTCTGTTTTACGGCTTCGGCTTCGGCTTTAGTCATATTAAGACCTTTAGCCATTTCAGTTATTTCTTTTTCAGCATTAAATAGTTGGGTTACAAAAACATCTAGTGCTGCATTCATAGGCCCTTGGAGCTTGTTAAATGCAATTTGGGCACCTACCATTTTTTGCGATATTCCTAAGGCTTTTAGTTTAGCTTTGCCGGCAGTTCCTGCTAGTTTACCTATATTTTCTTGTAAGCCTAATTCTTTTGTTAAGTCGTGATTTAAACCTTTACCAGTTTTTAGAGCTGCTTGGAGCTTTTTTAGCTTATCAGTATCTAATTTATTAACCTTATTCTTTAAATTTAATTGATTAGCTTCACTATCCATAAATTCTTTAGATAGATCTGTACTTTCAGATAAATTATTAGTTACTTTTTTAGTTAAAGAAGAGGTTTTGCCTAAACTCTTATTTAATTCATTAATAAGGTTGCCTATTTCAGAGAAGGTATTTTTTATATCTTTACCCGCCTTATTAACATCATTTATTTTTTCTTTAGCCATAGAGTAATATTATTGTCTTATATAAATATTAAGAAATTAAGTTCTATTTACATTAGGAGTAGTAGGCATTTTTTTCATATTTTGTTTAGAAGTATTCATAGCCTTTTGGTCTTCTTTATGACGTTCTTCATGAAGATCATTTATTTTTTTAATATGATAACGCCTAATATGAATGGGCATAATATATACTTCAGAGTATATAAAGCCCCCATTTCCATAATACACTAAATCGTGTATTTCCTGATAAACCTGGAATTTATAATTCGGTGTCAGGCCAAAAAAACGTGATCCCAATTGGAACCCTGACCTCCTTTTCTCCAGCTTCTGTTTCAAGATTGAATAATAAATCTACATCAGGCTGGATTTCTTTGATGTATTGTCTTAATGCTCTAGCGTCGCGTGCTAGTAATTGGGTATCTACAAACTCACGTATTGTTTTGCTTTCAGACTCACCCTCAACTGATAATATCATATGTTTTAACCGAGTGCTATATTCGGGGGATTCTCCTTTTTTAACTCTTTTAATCCCTTTAACTTCATTATTTATCTTTTTTTCATCACCATGAGTAAGAAGTTTAAAGGTAATAGTTTTTTTAGTTGTAGGAAGTGTAAATTCAAACCCATTTTGCCCTTTAGTTAAAAGATCCTTTTCATTTAATATTTTATCTTCTACTTCAGTAAGATCAACAGTGTGTTCCTCATCATCTATCTTAAAAGTATAATCTTTACCATATCCTAAAACACGGGCAGCAATCATAACTGCATTTTTATCACCTACTACTATATCATTGTAATCAATAGGAGTTACGATTAGAGATTTTAATAATTTATCTATTACGGTTCCATTCTTAATGTAACTTTCATTTGTAAGGATATCTTCTTCCTTAGCAGTCATATATTTCATTTCTAATACACCTTTTGAAAGAGGATTGTCTGGGGGGTAAATTAAACCTTTTGAAGGTAAAGTAACTTCCTCAGTGGGGAATAGTTGTTTATTTTCCATTTTATAACTTTTGTATGTTTGCATATACATATGTAAAAAAAAGAGGTGCTTGCGCACCTCTTCAATTTTTGTATGTAAATAATTTTAGTAATTTAGGATTGCATAATCCATAGCAATTGTTAAGCTAATTTCCATTGGGGTCGATGATGTCCAATCACCACTTCCAAATTCAGCACTAGTTATGTAAGCTCCTTTACAAATCCATTCTTCAACAACATCTCCAACAGGTCCTAGGGTATTAAATCTTACATCTTTTTTATAGAAGTCAGAGTAACCATCTCTACCTGTTACTGATTCATGATGGAGTCGAACCCATTCCATCACTGCTTGTGCTCCTGAAGGTGTTACTGGATCATATAATGTACAAGAAATTGGAGACCAATCGGATTTACCTTTAACTTTTCTTTTCACGTTAATGTGGTCAAGAACTACTTCTTCTGCTGTGTATTTTGGTTTTTCTGCGGTTTTTACAAGATATGCCGGAATGCCATCTATGTAAAATATAAATCTGTTTTGTAGCTTAGGTTCGTAAGCGGTAAAAAACATATCTGCTGAGCTAAGTATTGCCATTGTGTTGTTATTTTATTATAAATATAGAGTTTTTTAACTTTTAGTCATTAAATGTTGCTCCTGTTGGTTGTATTGTGTAATCTAGAATTATAAATTCAGCTGTTCTTGTTGGTTGAATAAATATTTGACCTACTAATTGGTTTCTATCTATAGCATCAGCTGTGTTGTTGCTTTCATCCATTACTACTCTAAAGGCAAATAATCCTTGTCTTTGTTGAACTGATTCTAAGAATGGATTAACTGCATTTAAGAATCTATTTCTAGTTACTGTTGTGTTTTGTTCAAATACTAGGTTTTTGGAAGTATCTCCTATAAAGTTTTTAAGAGATATAAGTAATCTTCTAACATTAATACGATCTAAAGCACTCTTTTTCTTTTGAAGTGTTTTTTGTCCATATGCTACAGGTCCTACTCTTGGGAATGTAGCGATTGGATTTACTTTATTATCATATAATTTATCTCTTAAAGCTTGAGTTACTTTAAATTCTGTTCTTACAATTGGTAAACCTCCTCTATTTAGACCAGCGGGTGCAAACCATGGAGCTGCTACTTTATCATTAGCTGCGTAGACGCCTTGCATTACTGTTGAAGCCGGAGCCCATACGTTTCTGCTTAATTCAGATGATGGTACTTTAACCCAAGGCCAATAAGTGCCTGCAAAATTAGTATTTAATTCGCCTGCTTCTGCTGTTACAGTAGCTACTGTTGAATCGTAAGGTACCATATCTGCTATGTAGAAGCAATCTCCTCTTGTTTCACAAAGTTCAATTGCTGATGCTACTGCTCCACCATAATCAGCTTGGTAAACCCCTGGAAGTGTTAGAGTAGCAAATCTATATTCATCTTGATTTTTAAGAATATTTAAGGCTGTTGTGTAATCACTTGCAATTAATCCTTGGGTGTTACCGTCTGTTACATTTGTTATGGTTTCAAATGTATTTAATGCTTCTCCTGTTGGTATTATATTACCTGTTGCACCATGGAATGAACCACTTTGTGCTGATGGTAAGTTAGCTGTGAATGAATTTCCACTTGAGTTGGTTCCTACGGAACCATCATTTAAGAAATAATTTGGGGTTTGAAGAGCAACATTTGATACTCTTACAAATTTCGATTTATTTGGATAATCACCGTTTATTCTAATTGAAGTTTGACTTTCCATTTCTGTAGGTGTTGCAAATTGATCACCTATTACTTTTGAGATGTAATTATCTGCTTTAGGATCTAAACTACATCCAACAAATGTTTCTAATATAATTTTATTGTTTAAATTATCATCTCCTCTTCTTATTGATACATTGAATGTACCCGCAGTTGTGTTAACCCCTGAGATTTCATATCTTAAGTTATCAAGAGAACCTGATTTTAAAGACCCATCAGAAAATTCTACTCCATCGTCAGAAGCTCCTGTTGAGTTATTTAAAACGGTTCCTTCAGCTAAAGTTTTTAATGTAAATGCTACTTCTCCTGATCCATCAATACCACCACCTAGTGTAATTACGGTTTCTGTTATAGTTCCAGATCCTGTTTGGATTAGAATTGAATTACCTGATGTTCCTGCAGCTGAGGCTGAAATGCCTAAAAATGATACTCCATCATTAACTGTAATTCCTGCTCCTAAAGTATTTGCTGTTCCAATTTTAGCAACTAGATTATCAATTGATGTTTCAGCATTAGAACCTGTTCCTACGAAAAATACCGGGGAATTGTCAGCAGGAAGTTCTGAGGGGTCGGCTGCTATAAACCTAAATTCTTTTCCTCCTACTGTCACTTGTAATTCATCACCTTCATCTGTAAAAAAGGTGCCCATTGTTAATGAACCAGTAGCAAATCCAGAAGATGCTCCTTGATTGGCTGTTATATTAGTTGAAGTGGCTTCAGTAAATGACCCACTTCCTACTCTAGTTACTAACATAGAATTTCCTCCGTTAGAGAAGAATTTCTGTACTGCTATTGAAGTAAAAAATTCAAGGTTTTCAGAAGCTGACACAAAAGTCGTTCCAAACTTATTTTTATAATCAGCAAATGAACTTACTACTGTAGGTAGTTCTATTGGCCCTCTAACCGTAGGGCCTACAATTGCTGCCCCCACTTCTACAGGAGTTGGGGTTATGAATGATTGGTCGGTTTCTCGTTGAAATACACCTGGTGATACTATTGCTTCAGCCATTATTTTCTAGATTATTATTGTTATATATAAATATGAACTTTTTCATCAAAACCATGATGAATTAAAGCCAATAATAAATATCTAAAAAATATTCGAACCAGTGTAGAAAATTACTCTACTGGAGTAATAGTACCATCTTCAATGTTAACTTCTCCTTTTCCATATTTTTCAAAAAGTTGAGTTGAAACGGTTTGTTCCTCCTGAGATAGTTTTTGGATTTCTTCTTTTAAAAGATCCCTTTGTGATTGTAGGTTATCCTCAGCTAATCCTAATTGTCCTCTTTGGAAAATTAAATTATTATTTTTCTTTCTTAAGCCAAGTAATGCTTCTAATTCTTGAGCTTCTAATTTTTTTGATTCTTTAATAGCCATAACTTTTATTATTTTATGTTTGAATATACATATATGTGGATTTTAAAAACCACTAACTAATTCCATTTAGAGTTGTAACATTTGCAATAGCAATTCCATTAATACTTGTAATACTTGCTTTAGCAATTCCATTATATGATGTAAGGTTTGCAGGACCAGAGGCTGCAGATGCTTCTGTGTAAGTAAGAGTAATTGTAGTTCCAAATCCTATACCTGCTTTTTTATTTGTTGCTGAGGTTGCTGCTGTATTGCCGCCGTCGTTATCTTTTTCAACTAAAGCGCAAATAAAAGCATCATCATTTTGTATGTCTGCATTTGCAGTTGAGTTGAGATCAAGGTTATTAGTAACTGGAACCCAATCCTGTCCAGCGAAATATGTTGTACTAAAGTCTATTGTAGAAAAAAAATCTGAAGTTGCTAGTGCTGTGCCACCATCCCCACCAAAAGCTGTGCTTTTAAAGACAGCAACATCAATGGCATGGTTTGTAGCGCCTTCAATATTAAGTGAAGTATCGGATATTGTTCCAGTTAGTCCACTAGTGTCAAAATAGAGAAATGTTCTTCTTATAGCATGAGTAAGAGAACCACGACCAGAAGTTGCTGTATATGATATAGCTATAGTTTGGTTGTTTGTAGGAGCTGATACTACACTACTACCATTTTGTCTTGAAGTTGCAAAAGTTGTAGAGGATTGACCCACAACATATCCTGCTTTAGATACGTCTATTGTTGCCATTTGGGTAGATAGTAAGTTTTGTTATTAAAATACATATTTGTAGGAGGATCAACAGAATATTGTTGGTAGGTAACATTAGGTATATTATAGAAGTTATTTTCTTCCTCTAAGTTATTCCACCAAGTAGCTACTCCACCTTTTTTTACTAGAGATGATAATGAAGAGGAAAAATATATCATATCATCATCACCAAAGGTATCATAAAATACCCCATCGTATGTTGATAGGGAGTCTTTTACATCATACCAACTACCCGTTATTATTGTTACATTAGATTTTCCACTCGCCCAAGCTTGAGCTTTTGGGATTATTTCAGAATGGTTTTCTATAATAGTATGGGAAGAAATTGAGTGAGAATGCATATATCCTGCTGATATACCCATTCCAAATCCTATTTCTAAAATATCTCCTCCACCTCTACAAACATAAGCAGCAGAAGCTGACATTAGGGGATTTTCCCAAGACATCATTACTTCAAACTCTACACCTTCTTCAGTATAATAAATCTTATTAGATTCAAACGTTAGGTTTTCATTTATATAAGCCATTAAGCGTGTATTATAAAGTCATTACTTGGATTGAAGTAAACTAAATCAGTTCCATATTGGTAGCCTACTATTCTAACAACATCATTAGTATCACTTGGGGGTGCTGCTAATAACCTTCCAGTGTGGGTGTCACTTAAATATACTGGACTGCCAATTCCCGCACTAGGATCTGTAAATGGGTTTACAAATCCTCTAAGGCACATTCCATGAGTTGTAGAATTAGTACCAACAGCAACTGCTAAAGATCCAGTAGATGTAGCAGCAGCATTAGCTTGGGTTAAAGTCCACCCACCACTGCTATTTAAGAAATATACTCCTCCTGCTGTTGTAGTAGTTCCACCAAATTTAACTATATCACCCATAGCACTATTTGCTGCTAAGGCAACTGAGCCTGTATCATAAATAATTTGGTGGGTATTAGTTAATTTACTACCTGTTGGTGTAGATTCAAATACTGAAGTATTACCTGCTTTTATAGATATTTGATCAGTACTAAATGCAATTTTAGTATCAGTATCTCCACTGTGTTGTATATCATCGGCTACTGTTAAAGTGCCTGCTACTGTTATATCATCTGCTAAAGCGTCTGAGTCAACTCCTCCATCTTTAATAGAAATTGTTCTTGCTGCTGAACCATTATAAGTTGTACCTGAATTAAGTTGTAAAGTAGCATCGTCAACTGTAAGATTATTTAAGTTACTTCCAAGTGCCACTCCACTAATTGAATCTTCAGCTAATTTTGCAATTGGTATTTCATCATTATCAATTTCAGCAACTATAGCTGCTGCAAGCGTATCAGAAACGGCTGCAGCATCTAAAGTAGCGGCTGTGATAGTTCCACTTGCGCTTATATTACCTGACGCTGTAATATGGTTGAATATAACATTTGCTGTGGTTGCAACATCTTGGCCTATTGCTATGTCATTTGCATTTGCTGTTACACCTGTGCCTCCTATTACGTTTACAGTTGCTGAACCTCCTAAAGTAATACTTCCTCCTCCAGTTAAACCAGTACCTGCAGTAACAGTTACAGCATCTTCAGCTAATTTAGCAATTGGAATTTCGTCATTATCTATCTCTGCAATAATTGCTGCCGCTAAGGCATCTGAAACAGCTGCAGCATCTAATGAAGCTGCAATAATATTACCACTTGCACTTATATTACCAGATGCTGTTATATGAGAAGTTGAATTAACATTTGCTATTTTAGTTACTGTTAGTGTGTCAGTTGCAAAAGTTAAATCTGCATCATCCGATAATACACCAGCTGTTCCTGCAAATATTATCCTCCCAGATGTTAAACCATCGGCTGTTAGCGTTGCAGCTCTTAAATCATGTGCTCCTATGTCTAAATTTCCTCCTGCAGTTAAACTTGTGATTCCATCAATAGTTCCGCCATTTATGTCGGCGGTTGTTAAAACTGCAGCAGCTGCTGTTATCGTTCCACTTGAGCTTATATTACCTGAGGCAGTTATCTGCCCTGTTATATCAATACCAGTTGTTTCTACTTCTAATGCAATTGAATTAGCCGGTTTTAATTGTATTTTATCATCTGTTCCAAAATCGATATAAGTATCAGATGTCCCTCTACCTACTTTTAAACCTGTATTTGTAACTGATGTTATACCTGTTTGAGCTGCAGATACGTCCAATTCTTCATTTGTGTTATCTGCGGTTAAACCTACTCCTGCTATAACATCAACATCAACATCTAAAGTAACTGAACCCCCAAGAGTAACTGAACCTCCTGTTTTCAACCCATCTCCTGCCGTTATCGTTACGGCATCTTCAGCTAGTTTTGCTATAGGGATTTCATCATTATCAATTTCAGCAACTATAGCTGCTGCAAGCGTATCAGAAACAGCTGCAGCATCTAATGAAGCTGCAATAATATTACCACTTGCACTTATATTACCTGATGCTGTTATATTATTACTTACTTCTAAATTATTACTTATAATAGTTCCACTTGAGCTTACTGCGGATGCTGTTACTGCACCCCCTACTGTGTTTAAAAATGTGGATGCTGCAACTGATCTCATCTGCTTCGGCTGGGAATTAGGGTCAGCAAAAAATCCTGCATAGTGGGTTGAAGATGCTGCATTTGGTGCTCTAAATGATGGGCCATTTGAAGCATTTATTATAATCTCATCATCAACTATCTTTGTTGTAGTGCCTGAAGAATGTATAGTTGCATTAGCTGTATCTTCTCCATCTTTGCATATGAAAAAGCTATGTCCATTATGTAAAAATAAAGCATTTCCTGCACCAGCTACAATACTCCCCACATCACTACCACTTGTTATTGCAAAAGAAGTAACATTATGAATAAGAAATTGATTTTTTGTAACTGCAGTGTTTACATCTAATAACTCTACATTACCAATTTTTAACATATTATGGTGGTTAGCATCTGCCATAGCTCCAGAAATAATAAGACCTGAGCCTGTTATGAAAAGGGTATTTAATCCTAAAGTATCAAATCCAACAGGATATTCGCCCACTTCAATGTGTGAATTTGAAGGACCATCAATTGATAAGCCATTACCTGTAAATGAATTTGCTTTTATAGTTCCACTTGCGCTTATATCATTTGATGCTGTTATTGCGCCTGTAAATTGATGTGTATCATCAGCACTATCTCCAAAAGCAGTTGAACCTGATAGTGTTTGGGTTGTTATATTAGTAACTGAGGATGATACTATGTAATTTTCAGCCGTAAGATTTTCAAATCTAAAACTATTTATACTTGTAGAGCCAGAGCCAAAGAATAATTTACCATTATCGAGGTTAATTGCTAATTCTCCATCAGCTAACCCAGAAGGGACTGCTGATCCTGTTCCCCTTTTTATTTGTATTGTAGTTGCCATTTGTTATAAATATTTAAAAAGATCCTCCATCCATTGTTCCTATAAAGGATGCTGCTGTTATTGTTCCACTTGAACTTATATTACCTGAAGCTGTTAATGGGGCAATAATTCTTATATTGTTGTTATCTGAGATTATATCGCCATTTACTGAAAGATTGCCTATTACTTTAGCGGAGCCTAAAGTAGCAGCTGTAGCAATATTTAATTGGTTGCCTCTAATAAAATTGCTTGCACTTATATTGCCTGATGCTGTTATATTGGTAAGAGTTACTAAAGAACCTGTGCCATCACGTAGATCTCCCCCATCTGTTTGTAATACTCTTTGGTAAGTATCCTCTATATTTTGGCCTGTAAAATCAGGTAATGCCATAACTTATTTATTTTAATTTAGAAAGCCCACCTATAACCCCCTTTATAATTTTATCTTTTTGTATTTCATTAATTGGATGTTTATCTATGTAGGTTGCTACTACATGGTTAAGTTTATTCTTTCTAAAAGAAACATTAGATATAGTAATATCTTCCTTAATTAAAAGGCGCAAAATGTTTAAAACATGGTTTTTTTCATTTAGAGTCACTTCATTAATATTTTTTACTTTAACAGAAGGTTTCCCTTCTTTAATAATATTCCCCTGCTGTGATTTTATTTCAACTTGTACTTTTTTAGCCGTATCAACCTCAAAGTTAGACTCCCAAGGAGTAAAGTAAGTGTCTTCAGCTATTACTTCTAATTTTATAGTGCCTTTAGAATTTTCACCTAGAATGCCTTTTAGTTTTTTAACTGGAATTTTGCATTTTCCCTCTGAAGATATATTGCCTTTAAATAGCAGAGCTAAGTCAGTTGTTTCAATAACTAAACGTGCTTTTGAATTAGCTAGGGATGCTCCTTCGAGTTGAATGTCACACTCGAATATTTCTTGTTTATCTGTGTATAATTTATACATGTTTATAATATTGTTACGTTAATACCTAATACCTCTTCTTTAAGGAGCTGAATGTCTTTAACAGTGATTTTGTAGTCTTTAATTTCTTTTTCCTTTTTTATAGTTTTTCCTTGAACTTTGCATATTAATTTAACTAATTTGTATTTTTTTTCTGGATCTTTATCAAAAAATGGATGGATAAAATCATCATCCCCCGCTACTCCTGTAGCAGCTGATGCTGCAGATGCTGCTCCAGCAGCGTATTTAACTAATGAAATCTCATCCCATGTATAACGAGAATGACGAGTATTAGTTGGAGCTACATTCCATTTAAAGTTAGCTTTATTCCAGGTAGTAGTAGTTTTTGCCATTTATTATGGGTTAAATACCATTAAGTAACCTGAATTTGGGTGAGCAATACTACTACCTGAGATCCATAAAGACCCTGTTGTTGAAGGTTCTGTAGTTGGAAGGCCACTAAAATTAACACTTCCCGTAACACCTAAACTACCAGATATTTCTACATCACCATTATTTACAGAAAATCTTGTATTATTGGTAAAATCTACCATTTTAAATATTGATTCTCCCGTGTCACTAAAGTCTTTAATTAATAAGGATGCTGTTTGTACTGATGTAAATAAAGCTTGACCACCTATATTAAATCCATATTCAAAGACATCCACTGCAGTGCCTCCTACTCCTTTTGATAATTCATATACTAATTTGCCTTGAGCTCCTCCACTTCCTATATCTGTGACTTTAGTTTTTATTTTAGCAATAGATCCCGTAGTTGTTATGTCGGCAAATGAGCCACTATCAATAGTAAAATTAATGCTGCCCCCTTCATCCCCCGTTAGGGCCCCCTGTGTAGTTCTAGCTGATCTTAGGAGTAATTCTGTTCCTTTAGTATCATCAACTGAGGACTTTACATCTAAAGGTCTTAGTGGATTTTCGCTTTCACTAAATCCAATTCCTACTCTAGGTTCATTACTATTACCAGTGTGAAATAATCTCATAATAGGAGATCCTTTAGAAGATAAATTGCTTGAGTCTGATGCTCTAAAAATTAATTCTCCTTGTGCTCCATTTGAGGAGGAAGTTAGTGTTTTAACTGCTATAGATGCTATAGATCCTGAAGTAAATGGATCCCTTATAGATCCTGAGGAGTATATGAAGTTTAAAACTTCTATTTCATTAACAGAGCCACTAATTCCTCCGAGAATTCCTATTTTATTTCCAAATATTCTTGCCATTTTATTTTTATATTAATGTGTATATTCCTTTTGCTACTGTAAATTTGTTAGTAGCAGAAGCATTAGGAGTGTATTTAAAGGTTACTTGTTTTGTTGTATTATTATACCCTAAAGAAAAAGGTGGGATTGAAAATTCTAAAAAGTTAGGATTATTAGTAGTATTACTAGGAGATACTAATTCCATTTCTACATCCTCACTAAAATTATCATCATTAAAATGATCTGTTATAAACCTATGGGTAAAGAAATATGTAGATTTATTTTGTGGGTTAGAGGGGGATGTTGAAGAAATAGATAGAGATCCTTCTACTATTATGGCACTATATTTGCTGACATTTCTATATTCACTTACCCCTGAAACAAGACCAGTTCCCTGTGCTTCAGAAACACCTCCTCCTTGGTTTAAATCAACTATAAGATACTCAAGGCTTTCTGTTATATAATCTTGTCCTATTTTAAAGGCTCCCATTCGTACATTGCTAGGGTTAACTCCTTCATCTGATCCACTAACATATATTCCACTATCATTGATGGAGGTTTCTAGTACTCCCCCTGATGAAGAAATAGGATATAAGTTTATGTAAGATCTAGATTTCATTTTAATTATATAAAAGTTATAATGCCATTAATTAAAGGGAATATATTAGTAGAAATATTCTCATTATTATAATAAACCATAAATCTAATAACTAAGTGTGGAGAACTACCATCATCAAATGCTGAGTCATAACTATTATATACACCCCCCCCTTCTATATTATCAT